TCTTCCAACCAGACTACACAATCACAATAAACGATATGTCTGATATGGGTATTAAAAGAGATGTACCCATTGTTCTGAATGGGATATCCTATGAGGACAATTACGAAGGAGAGTTTGAACAACGAAGAGCATTAATATATACGATGAACTTTACATGTAAATTTTACTTGTATGGCCCTGTTTCTTCACAGAACGTCATTAAGACTGCTCAAGTTGATCAATTTGCTGACCTACCAGATCAGTCTCCAACAAGAGAACAGAGATACACAGTCAGTCCAAAACCATTTAATGCAGACGCTGATGATGATTTTGGTTTCAATGAAACAACATCGTTCTTCACAGATTCCAAAGAATTTAACCCTGTAACTGGAGAAGATGAATAACCATGTCTAATGAAATAATTGACAAAGCTCTAGGAATCGATCAGATTGATCCCGACAAAAGAGTTTGGGAATATGATGATGATGGAACTAAGATTTATAAAGTAGATCAGGGATATCCAACTAAAACACCGTATGAAATATCATCACAGGAGATAACACCCCCATCCCAAGAAAATCGAAATAACACTAATAATGATCATGTGGAGAGCGATTATGAATACCAAAGACAAAACTTCTACAATTTGGTCGAAAGAGGAACGGATGCAGTGGAAGGAATACTGGAACTCGCCAAAGAATCGGACCATCCACGGGCATATGAAGTTGCCGGAAACCTTATTAAACAGGTTGCTGAAGTCACTGAAAAACTTGGTGACCTACAAGAGAAAATGAGAAAACTTAAAGAGGTTCCTAACAACGCACCTAAAAGTGTGACAAATGCATTGTTCGTGGGGAGTACTGCTGAGTTGCAGAAAATGTTAAAAGATAAATAACATGGCTGACCAAAACCAATATTTAGGCAATCCAAATTTAAAAAAGACAAATACTCCTGTTGAATTCACAAAAGAAAATATTCAAGAGTATCATAAGTGTGCTGAAGACCCGCTTCACTTTATTCAAAACTATGTGCAGATTGTTTCATTAGATAAGGGTCTTGTGCCTTTTGAGATGTATGATTTTCAAAAAGGTATGGTTTCGACTATGCATGAAAATAGGTTTTCTATTTTTAAGTTGCCTAGACAATCTGGTAAATCAACAATTATCATTAGTTATCTCTTACACTACGCACTGTTTAAACCAAATGTAAATATCGCTGTTCTCGCCAATAAATCCTCAACTGCAAGAGATATTTTAAGTAGACTGCAACTTGCATACGAAAACCTCCCCAAATGGATGCAACAAGGCATCATAGCTTGGAACAAGGGTAATATAGAGCTAGAGAATGGTAGTAAAGTTATAGCAGCTGCTACATCTTCAAGTGCAATTCGAGGAGGTTCATACAATGTGATTTTCTTGGATGAGTTTGCATTCGTTCCATCAAATATCGCAGAGCAGTTCTTCGCTGCTGTCTATCCAACAATCACCTCTGGTCAAAACACAAAAGTTATTATGGTGTCAACTCCTCATGGCATGAATATGTTCTATAAGATATGGGTGGACGCACAAGAAAAAAGAAACGACTATATTCCTGTAGAGGTTCATTGGAGTGAAGTTCCTGGCCGTGATGAAGCGTGGAAAATAGAAACTATACGAAACACATCTGAGTCACAATTTAATTCAGAGTTTGAGTGTGAGTTTTTGGGTTCAATCAATACATTGATAAGTTCAGTGAAATTAAAACAGCTGACTTATAAAACACCTATTCATTCAAATGTTGGAATAGATATTCACATTCGTCCAGAAGAAAAACGCACATACATGCTGACCGCTGATGTTTCTAGGGGAACTGCAAATGACTATTCTGCATTTGTGGTTTTTGATGTCACAGAAATTCCATACAAGATTGTTGCAAAGTTTAGAGACAATGAAATAAAACCACTACTGTTTCCTACCAAGATACATGAAGTTGCGAAGGCTTATAACAATGCATATGTGATGGTTGAGGTAAATGATATTGGTGAACAGGTCGCAAACACTTTACAGTTTGATTTGGAGTATGAGAACCTAGTCATGGCTTCTATGCGTGGGCGAGCAGGCCAAGTCCTTGGAGCAGGCTTCTCAGGGGGCAGAGCGCAATTGGGGGTTAGAACAACTAAAGCTGTAAAGAAGATTGGATGTTCAAATCTTAAACAATTAATCGAGGATAATAAACTAATTGTTGAAGATTATGACTGTGTTAATGAATTATCTACATTTATTAGTAGAGGTCCATCCTATGCCGCTGATGATGGGTGTAATGATGACTTGGTTGCTTGTATGTTTATGTTTAGTTGGGCCACAGACCAGACATACTTTAAAGAACTCACTGACAACGACATAAGAATGACCATGATGAAAGAACAACAAGATATGCTGGAACAGGACATGGCTCCATTTGGTTTTATAGTGAATGGCGTTGATGACCCCTTTGAAGATGAGATTGATGAATACGGCACTAGGTGGACATCTGTAGTTAGAGACTATAAGACAAATTGGTAAAAACCTAAATAAATTCTATTAGGTCATTATCAACTTTGATAAAACAGTTTGAACACAGAATTTTTGACTCACCTATCAAATGAAATATTTCTTTTCTGCTTTTATCATTGGTGCCCACTCGTTTTGTTAACTTGCGAATTTCGGAGTCATGAGGATGAAATTTCAGGCAGATAGTTTCGCTTTCACCACAGTGAATACACGATTTATCTGCTAAAAGCTCGTTTAATATCACGATTCTTTTGTGATAGTTTCTACGAGATACTCTTTTGATTGTCTCTTTGTATTTTTCATAGTGTTCATTCATGGTATTTATTTATAAGTTATAACACTTATAAAACGGTCAGTTTAGGAAATCGAATATTATAAATATTCTTAAATACAACAAGACTTCGGTAAAGGAGTAAAGAAATGAGTTTTTTAAAGTCTCCTGGCGTACATGTAAGAGAAATTGATCTTACAACAATTGTCCCAGCAGTTTCAACATCGATTGGTGCTATTGCTGGTGCTTTTGAAAAGGGTCCAGTTAATTCAATCGTAACTGTTGGTAGTGAAGAAGATTTGGTCAAAGTTTTTGGGAAACCCCAAAATAGTTCAAATCAGTTTGAAACATTCTTCACCGCTGCAAATTTTCTTCAATATACAGACCAACTAAAAGTTGTTCGTTGCGAATCTGGTGTTACTAATGCGATAGCATCTGGAACATCAATTCTTATTCGTGATGACGATCACTATGAAGATTCATTTGAAGATGGTCAAGCTTCAGTTGGTGAGTGGGCGGCAAGAACCGCAGGAATACATGGCAATTCGTTAGGTGTATCCATTTGTGCTAATGCAGCTGCATATGAAGAAACTGCTGTAACAACCACAAGTGCTGAAGAGGCTCTTGGTCAGACAGTTATTAGTGTGACCGATGGTACAGTTTTCACTATTCATGATATTGTTAATTTTGGTGAAACACTAGGATTTGAATATCAAGTAACAGCTGCTGATGCTTCTACTATCACAATTAAACTCAAAGACGATCCGAATGGTGTTGGTCTTCAAAGTACAATTGCTACGGCTACAAATATTAGACGCCGGTGGAGATTTTATGATTTGTTTGATGCTGCTCCAGGCACATCAGATTATGCTACACAAAACCAAAGAGGAACACTAGATGAGATTCATGTTGTTGTATATGACCAACAAGGGGAAATTAATGGATTTGCTGTAGAGAGTAATGGTAATAGAACAAGTGCTGTCTTAGAGACATTTGCAAACCTCTCTAAAAATCCAAATTGTAAATCACCACAAGGTGATAGTGTTTACTATGCAGACAAAATTTTTAGGACTTCTAGTTTTATATACTGGATGGATCATAATAGTGCCGGAACTAACTGGGGCACAGACTTCACTGGTGAAACAAGTCAGATCGTCATGGAAGATGGTGGAACTGACGGCGCCGGTGCGAATGCTGGAGATAATATTGTTCTAGATGCTACTGACACTTCAAATGAAGACGAAAACGGCAATATCGAGCTTGAAATTGGTGGTACTTCATACGCTGCGTTGGATACACCAACAACATCAAATCTTAAAAATGGTACTGATGATTATGCGGTAACTGCTGGAGAACTTGAAATAGCTTATGATAATTTTGAAGATACAGAGTCGGTTGATGTTAATCTTATTCTTGGTGGTAAAGGTGGTGGTGCCGGTGACAGCGCATCCACACAAGATACGCATGTTACCATGTTACATGCACTTGTAGAAACAAGAAGAGATTGTGTTGCTTTTGCTTCTCCACACCGTTCTGCAACTGTGGGGGTTTCAAGTTCTATAACTGCTACAGATAATGTTGTTGATGCATTTGACCTTTGTCCCTCATCTTCATATATGGTGTTTGATAGTGCATATAAACAAATGTATGACAAATATAACGATGTTTTCCGATTCGTTCCAATGAACGGTGACACAGCTGGACTTTGTGCTTTCACAGATCAAGTTGCTGACGCTTGGTTCTCGCCAGGTGGGTTTAACAGAGGTAATGTGAGAGGTGCAATTAAACTTTCTTATAATCCTAAGAAATCTGAAAGAGATCAGCTGTATCGGGCAAGAATTAATCCTATTGTTGATTTTCCAGGCCAAGGTGTAGTATTGTTTGGTGATAAGACTGCACTTGCAAAACCCAGTGCATTTGATAGAATCAATGTTAGAAGGTTATTCTTGGTTTTAGAGAAATCCATTTCAATTGCTGCGAAGTTCTCTCTCTTTGAGTTCAACGATGAATTTACAAGAGCACAATTTAGAAATCTCATTGAACCTTTCTTGAGAGATGTTCAAGGTCGTAGAGGTATTTTTGACTTTAGAGTGGTTTGTGACGATACGAACAACACTGGTGAGGTCATAGACCGAAATGAGTTTATTGGTGACATTTATATCAAGCCAGCCAGATCAATTAACTTCATTACTCTTAACTTTATTGCGGTTCGCACTGGTGTAGAGTTTAGTGAAGTAGTAGGACAATTTTAAGGAGTAACTTCACATGGCACAAATAGATGATTTTAAAGCAAATTTACTTGGCGGAGGCGCTCGGGCAAATCAATATAGAGTTACCATTACTCCACCATCTGGAATTGCAATTGGTCTGGATGTTCGTAGGGCTTCATTCTTGGTGACGGCATCTAATCTTCCAGCACAAACTTTAGGTGAAATTGCAATCCCCTTTAGAGGAAGGCAGATTTATATTGCTGGAGACAGAACCTTTGATGACGCTTGGACAACAACATTCATGAACGATACTGACTTTATGGTTCGTAACGCTATGGAATTGTGGATGAATGGTATCAACGATCTCGCAGATGCAACCGGAGTAACTGCTCTTGCAGATTATCAAACTGACTTACAGGTTGAACAGTTAGATAGGGATGATACAATTCTCAAAAGTTATATTTTTAGAAGTGCATGGCCTACTTCACTTTCTGCAATAGATTTAACTAATGACCAAGCAGATTCGATTGAGACTTTTGAAGTCACTTGGAGATACCAACACTTTGAAGCCTCTAGCGTAAATTTTGTCTAATTTTTACCTACTAAATATAAGAGTGAGAAGGATTAGTAGGAGTTATTATGGCTGAACTTTTTGGATTTAGAATTAGTAGAAAAACTGATGAGAAGGACATTGTATCTTTTACAAGTCCTTCCTCTGACGATGGCACTATTGAAATTCCGGGCGGTGGATTTTATAGTTCTGTTTTAGATACCGATGGTCGAGATAGAGCCGATATTGATTTAATCAGGCGATATCGTGACATAGCACAACAAGCAGAGTGTGACACTGCGATTGAAGATATCGTTAATGAAGGCATTGTGTCTAATGAAAGCGATATATCTGTACAGATTGAATTAGACAATCTGCCCTATCCAGACAGAATCAAAAAGAAAATTAGAGACGAATTTGAGGAAGTTTTAAGACTTCTAAAATTTGAAGAAAAGGGTCATGACCTTTTTCGTAGATGGTATGTTGATGGTAGAATTTATTTTCACAAAATCATTAATGGTAAAAATCCTAAAGGGGGTATAGCAGAACTTCGATACATTGATCCAACCAAAATTAAAAAGGTTAGACAAGTTGAAAAAGCTTTGGACCCAGAAACCGGCATAGAAAAAATAAAGAAGATTGAAGAATTTTACATGTATAACGACAAAGGCATTGAAGTTGCCGGTGGCGGAGTTCATGGACCAAATCAAGGGATAAAAATATCAGATGATTCTATAACCTATGTTCCATCTGGTTTGATTGATGGCAACTCTGGTCGAGTTTTATCTTATCTACAAAAAGCAATTAAACCCGTCAATCAATTAAGAATGATTGAGGACTCTCTAGTAATCTATCGTATATCAAGAGCACCAGAGCGTAGAATTTTCTACATTGATGTAGGTAATCTGCCTAAGATTAAAGCTGAACAGTATCTCAAAGATGTGATGAACCGTTACCGTAACAAATTGGTGTATGACGCATCAACTGGTGAGATTCGTGACGATAGAAATCATATGAGTATGTTGGAAGATTTCTGGCTTCCACGAAGAGAAGGTGGTAGGGGAACAGAGATTACAACTTTGCCTGGTGGACAAAATCTAGGTGAGATTGATGACATCGTTTATTTTCAGAGAAAATTGTTTAGGTCACTGAATGTACCAATCTCTCGTTTGGAAGCAGAGTCACAATTTAGTTTAGGTCGTTCCAATGAAATTACTAGAGATGAGCTAAAATTTACAAAGTTTGTTCAAAGAATTAGAAAGAAGTTTACACCTCTATTCACTGATATTCTAAAAACGCAACTTTTATTAAAGGGAGTGATATCTCTAGACGATTGGAAACTGATGCAAGAACATATTCAATATGATTTCTTGGCTGATGGTCACTTTGCAGAATTGAAAGACGGTGAACTTCTTAACGAAAGATTAAATAATTTGGGAAGTGTGGAGGCTTATATCGGTACATTTTTCAGTAAAGAGTATGTAATGAAAAAGGTGTTGCGTATGACAGACAATGAAATTGAAAATATGCAAGATCAGATAAATAAAGAAGAAGGTCTTGATCCAGATGAAGGCGGTATTGAGGTTCCTTCTGGTACAGATGGTATAACACGATACCCATCACAAGATGGCACTCCAATACCTCCAGACGATGTTGCCAAATATGATGGTCAAGAAGTAGATGATGAGGAGAAATAAATGTCTAGAGAAATAATTGATAATCTTGCGTCAAATTCAAACTTAGAAGCTGAGAAACATTTTGCCAATTCTATATCTGATAAGGTTGGTAAAGCGTTAGAAGGAAAAAGAAGAGAGTTATCCAGCACCTTTGTAAATCAAGAGGCCAAAAAAGATGAAGAGAATTGATGAACTTTATCAAAACTTAGTTTTTGAGAAAGATGAACATAAAAAATCAGCAGAATATAAAAAATTGTCTCCAAAAATGAGAGATGCTGTCGATTCTATCTTTAAAATTATGGATTCTAAACCTTCAGATTTCCTAAATACTTTTGAAAAGACTATAAAAGAAGTATCAAAAAAATTTAGAGTCACTGAAAAAGAACTCATGCGATACTTTGAAAAAGAAATGTTAACGGTATAGGAGTAGGAAATGTCATTTAAAACTTTAAGAAATGCTGGCACAATCTCAGCTTCAACACTTGGTGATGATGCTGCTCATGATGTAGATATCGGTAAGTTGAGTTCGGCAACATCTTTCAGAGTTACTGAGTTTGGTGGTCAAGATGTTTTCTTTCTTATTTCTGAAGACTACTCCGCAGTAACTAGCACAAACGGATTTTATTTAAAAGCCGGAAGTACAACCACAATAAGTCCATCAGTAAGACCTCGCTCTGCTGTTGCGTCTCCTGTTGCTCTTAGCGGAACGGATTCTGACTCTTCAGATGCTGGAGATCAAATTTTATTAGAGGAAGGAACAGTTGGTGCTGCATATGATGATGGGTCTTATTTACTTTTTGACCATGACCCAACTGGTTATCGTATTTCGGTTATCAACGAGACTGGCGGAAGCGATGGTGCAGTATATGTTGAAGAAGTCTCTTTAGGACATGCAGGGGTATAGTAATCATGAAACTAATATCAGAAGCCATTGAAAATGTAGAGTACATTTGCGAAGAAAGTGATGGTGATAAAAGTTATAAAATTCGTGGTATCTTTATGCAAGGGGATATTAAAAACCGTAATGGTCGGGTGTATCCTATGGATGTATTGACAAAGGAAGTTAGAAACTATAATAATAAATTTGTCAATGAAAAAAGAGCATACGGAGAGTTAGGCCACCCAGATGGCCCAACAGTAAATTTAGAGAGAGTTTCACATCTTGTCACTGAGTTGTATCCAGATGGTAAGAACATTATAGGTGAAGCTAGGATTTTAGATACTCCAATGGGAAAAATCGTCAAAACTTTAATGGACGAAGGAACGAAATTGGGTGTATCATCTAGAGGTATGGGAAGCTTGGACGAGAGGGACGGTGCCAAGTATGTGAGAAGTGATTTTTATCTTGCGGCAGCAGCGGATATTGTTGCTGACCCTTCTGCACCTAGTGCATTTGTACAGGGTATTATGGAGGGTAAGGAATGGGTTTGGGACCACGGTTCTTTGATTGAAGCTCATGTTTCAGAGATAAAAAGAAGTTTCGATGTTAAAAAGCGTCAAAGACAAGCGAATGAAGCTGCTTTAGCTTTTGCTAAGTTCCTCAAAAAGTTGTAATTTATAAATATATTTAATAAAAAAAAGGAGACTTCCTATGTCTGAATTAGACCAAACAATTGAAGAGCTAGAGGCGGAGGTTCTTGCAGAACTTGAAGAAGCCGCTCATGATGCTCCTACTAAAGGGTCTGCTGGTGCAGAGCCGATAAAAAAAGTTAAAAAAGTAGGACCGCCCCAATCTGATGAAATGCAAGATGGTGGTGATCCTGTTGTAGAACCAGATGCCGCTGATTCCCCAACTGATGTTGCAGCAGATAAAGCGAAAGAAGTCTCTGGTGACGAACAACAGAAGGATGAAGGGAAACCAGACCCTATGAAGAAAGTTAAAAAAGTTAAAGAAGATGCAGAAATGGATGAAGACGAAGAAATGGAAAAAATGGATAAAAAAGAAATCCTGACTGCCATGTATGCTAAAATGGAAAAAATGGATAAAGAAGAAATCCTGACTGCCATGTATGCTATGAAAAATGGTTCTGAGGAGAACGAGGAGGTTGTTGAAGACTACATCAAGAGCATTGATGTTTCGTCTGATATTAATGCCCTCGTTGATGGAGAAGACCTCTCTGAAGAGTTCAAGGAAAAAGCTGCAACAATTTTTGAAGCTGCGGTTAAATCCAAGACTCGTAAAGAGTTGACAAGAATTACTGAAGACCAACAAGTTGCTATGGCGATAGAAATAGATGAGTATAAAGATACTCTATCTGAAAAAGTAGATCAATACCTCGATTATGTTGTAGAGGAATGGATGAAAGAAAACGAGTTGGCAATTGAGCGTGGACTCAAGGGCGAGATTGCTGAAGACTTTATTTCTGGTTTGAAACAGTTGTTTGAAGATCATTACATTGACGTTCCAAACGAAAAGTATAATGTTCTTGAAGCACAATCTGAGAAAATTGCTGAACTGGAAGAGCAGTTAAATGGTATTATGGAACAAAATATTGAGATGAAGACTGCTAATTCTGATTTGGTTCGGGAACAGGTCGTTTTAGAGGCTGCCTCTGAATTGACTGATACACAGTTTGAGAAGTTTAAGTCACTGACGGAAGAGATTGATTTTAAAAACCAAGACACTTTCCGTGAAAAGTTGGATACTCTGAAGGAAAGTTATTTTCCGAAAGTAAATTCTGATCAGACTTATGATAATGATGATGACTATGGTAGCGCCGAACAGGACATTGATACGACGAACGCAATGAAGGCGTATATGTCTGCTATTGGTCGTACTGAAAAACGTATCAAAGGCGCTGTTTAAATTATAAACATAATAAATAGATGTAATAATAAATAAAGGAGAAACAAATGTTTCAAACAGAACATCTACAAGAAAAGTGGTCGCCGGTCCTAAAACATCCTGATCTTCCAGAAATCGAAGATTCGTATCGTCGGGCCGTTACCACTGTTATTCTTGAGAACCAAGAAGCTGCTCTTAGAGAAGATGCAGCGTTCCTTTCGGAAAGTGTTCCGACAGGTAATGTATCGGGTGTATCAAATTGGGACCCAATCCTAATTTCGTTAGTTCGCCGTGCAATGCCAAACTTAATTGCGTATGATATCTGTGGTGTCCAGCCAATGACTGGCCCTACTGGTCTAATCTTTGCAATGCGGGCCCGTCATCTGTCGATGGATGGTGAAGAAGCATTGGTCGATGAGACAACCGCTGCTGCTGCAAACGGTTTCTCTGGTGACTTCTCGAACCAGAACGCTGCCGGCACAATCGGTGGTGGTGATATTGGTGCAAGCGAAAGCAATCCTGCTGCTCTTAATGACAGCCCGACTGCTGGAGATTATGCATTCGCAACTGGTATGACAACTGCTCAGTCTGAAGCTCTTGGTGATAGTGCCACGAACGCTTTTGCTGAAATGTCATTCAGTATCGACAAATCGACGGTTACGGCAGTTTCCCGTGCTCTGAAAGCTGAGTATTCAATGGAACTTGCTCAAGACCTCAAAGCGATCCACGGTCTGGACGCTGAGACAGAACTCGCTAACATTCTTTCGACAGAGATTCTTGCTGAAATTAACCGTGAGGTTGTTCGCTCGATCTACAATACTGCTGTTAAGGGTGCTGCGATTAATACAACGACTGCTGGTATCTTCGACCTTGACACCGATTCTAATGGTCGTTGGTCAGTTGAGAAGTTCAAAGGCCTGATGTTCGCTATCGAAAGAGATGCGAATGCGATTGGTCAACAGACTCGTCGTGGTAAAGGTAACATGATCGTCTGTTCTGCTGATGTTGCATCTGCTCTTCAGATGGCTGGTGTTCTTGATTACACGCCTGCTCTCAACAACAACCTTAATGTTGATGACACACAGACAACTTTTGCTGGTATTATGAATGGTCGTTACAAGGTCTATGTTGACCCGTATTCGGCGAATGTTGCTGCTTCGCAGTATTATGTCGTTGGTTACAAGGGTACTTCACCTTACGATGCTGGTTTGTTCTATTGCCCGTATGTTCCGTTACAAATGGTTCGTGCGGTTGGTGAGGACAACTTCCAACCGAAAATCGGGTTCAAAACTCGTTACGGTATGGCTGCTAACCCATTTGCCCGTGCTGGTGCTGAAGCTGCTAATACAGCTGCTACAATCTCACTTGCAGCGAATACAAATGCTTACTATCGTCGGGTTAAAGTTACAAACCTTATGTAATAATAATAAGAAACTTGACTACAAACTTAGAGGGGGTCTTCGGACCTCCTCTTTTTTTTGTTATAAATAGTAGTATGACCACAGCTATAGATAGACAACCAGATAAATTAGATTATTTGAGTCCTACTCAATTTCGTTTCGGTATTCACCAATTACCGAAAGTGCAATTTTTTACGACTTCAGCAAATATTCCAGGCATTAATATGGGGGAAGCTCTTTTTCCTACCCCATTTAAAGACATTCCGATTATGGGTGATAAAATAACTTATGAGAATTTAGAGATAAGTTTTATTGTCGATGAGTTTTTAGAGAACTATCGGTCTTTGCATGAATGGATGACTGCAATTGGTTTTCCAAAGAGTAGAAAACAGTTCAGTGATTTTAAGTCAAATATATCTAACACCCCAAGCGCAGCGGTAAGTCCTTCGACTGATAGAGTTGGTGCTTCCACACCTGCTAATGCATTATTTTCTGATGCATACCTTATGGTTTTGTCAAATAAAAATAATCCTTTATTACAGGTTGATTTTTTAGATTTGTATCCTGTAGCATTGAGTCCCGTGCAGTTTAACAATGATGCTACAGATGTTACTAATGTGATTGCAAATGCTACATTTGCATATCAGATATATCAATTTACTGCATTGAACACCACTGCATCATAATGGAGATTAAATGAACAAGTTAAGTGAATTACAGGCGGAAGCCAAAGAAGACCTTATTATATTAGATGATGAAGACCTACACCAACAATCCTACAAAAATCAAATCATCAAACCAAAATGGTTAGAGTATAAAACCAAATACAAACTTCTCATGTTTCAGTGTAAAGCTGACCACAAACGATTATACCGAGAGAAGTGGGAATATTATGGTGGCAAGTCC